TAAATGGCAAGGCGACATCGCCTTCATAAATGCCAACTTTTAGCGCACGGCTCCTTGAGAGCCATTTCCCTGGACCGAATATAGGAATCGTATTCGGTCTTTTTTTGGTTGGCATTTAAAAACAGCAACTTACAATATAATCAATCAGTTAAGCCCGATCCTGTTACCTTCTGTTCTACTCTGCTGGACTCTGTGCCGCCACTTTGTCGCCATTTTTCTTCGCCATCAACGCCAGTGGATTGCAGCGAATTGCATCTTCAAGATGGTCGGGCGCGAAGTGCGCATAACGCATCGTCACCCTGATGTCGGAATGCCCGAGAATACGCTGCAGCACGATGATATTTCCTCCGGCCATCATAAAGTGGCTGGCAAAGCTATGGCGCAGTACATGGCTCATCTGGCCTTCTGGTAATTCAATGCCGGCCAAGCGAATGACCCGATAAAACTGGCGATAGCACTCTGCAAAAAAACGGCCCTCTTTGTCTTTTAATTCTTTATACAGGGCGTTGTCGATGGGTACCGAGCGGTTCTTTTTGCCTTTGGTATTGATGAAAGTGATTTTGTTTGGAGACAATTGTGAGGCTTTAAGATTCGCGGCTTCACTCCACCGGCATCCGGTTGAAAGGCAGATTTTGATAATCAGTGTCAGATCAGGGTTATCGTGAACTTTGCAGGCGGCAAAAAGCTTTTGTATCTGGGTTTCAGTCAACCATGCCATTTCTTTCTCTGGCTGATCAAACTCCCGTATATTTTTAAGTGGGTTGGGGTAGCTGATTTCGCCAAGCCGTTCCAGCTCATTGAAAAGAGCGCGAAGGAATGCATGTTCACAGTTAATGGTACCCGGTGAGACCTTTAACGATTTATCACTGGTTTTGTATCCATTCTGTATGAGGCCCTGTAAACGCCGATCCCGATAATGTGCCCAATCCTTCGAAGTGATAGCGGCAGCAACGGGGTTCCCCATGCCATTGCAAATAATATTAAGTTTGCCGAGTCGGCCTTTTCTGTCACTTAGCGAGCAACCGTGCAATTTGTACCATAGCTCGATAAGTTCGCTCAGCTTGCGGTTATCCTCTTTCTCAGCCAGCCAGGGTTTAGCCTTCATTTCGTCCTGAGTGTATTGCTCAAAGGCAATGGCTTCAGCTCGGGTCCTGAACTGTCGCCTTACACGTTTGCCATCCCTCCCGTTGAGATAGCACTCGCAGAGCCACTTACCTGTATTTAATTTCCTTATTGCCATGCAGTCCCCCTTGATAAAAGGGGATTAAATTACTGTATATAAAACCAGCATTCAATGTTTGATTATGGATTTTCAAACATGAAAAAGCCCGCTAAGCGGGCTAAATTAATGCAGAAGGGAAGCTTGCTGTTGGCTGGTGTAGAGTGGCACCTTATTGATTTGCCCAGGCGAAACAATCATTCCAGTCACGGTCTCGTGCGTTTTGAATGTGCAGCTGCAATTAATATTCTGGCACTGGTGATAACGTTCTTTTGTTTCTTTTGAAACATAGCGGCTGCTTTTTGCGTGGGCTGCTGTCTGGCATAAAGGGCAGTGCATCATCATCAATATCCTCAAAAAGGGCAGGGGAGAGCTACTTAGTTTGAATATGCAAATCGTGTTTTGCAAATTACACCCGAATTAAGCAGTTTCCGTTTCACCCTCTGTTTCTGACTGATATTCAATATCTGAAAGCAGCACTTCAAACTCAAGCGTGGTTGTATACCCGCTGCCGCTCAGGCTATGCGTCACCTTACTGATAATCCACGGCTGCGCATCGATCACCGACTTAAAGCCGCTCACCCTGACCGGCGTCTCCGGGTACAGGTCGGCACGTCCCATCGCGAGCGTAAGCGAGAACTCAGCGACGCCGCGCTGCAGCTTATCCCACTTTGCTTTAGCTGCCCGCATCGCGGCCGCTTTCGTCGCATACACGGTCGTCAGCGTAAAAATGTTGTCTTCAGTCCCTGCGAGGTAATCGCCCTCTCGGGCCTCTGGTGTTTTGGTCGCAGTCGTCTTTTTCTTTTTAGCCGCCGGATGCTCCAGCGCACGCAGGTGTTTAACCTTCGGCTTACGCTTTACCTTAACTTTCTTGGGCTTAGGGTCTTTGGTGTGCAGCCAGCTTGCCGAAACACCCGTATATGCGCCACGGTCGGCAATGCTGAAGCTGTGCCGGTCGCCGTCCTGTCGCGTAATCGTCATCTGCGGGATTGGTTTGCCGCTGGCGGTGACACCGTTACCGGGCTTTATAAAAAGAAGCCGCCCGGCCTTCACTGCCGCAACCGCGCCGTACAGCGTGGCGAGTCGCGTCAGGAATTTAGCATCTGTCTCCTGCGTCTGGTCAATGTGCGCCACGGCGATTCCGGCGAATCCATCGGCCAGCATGGGCTTTAAATTATTGCGCCCGGCTATCTGCGTGACGACTTCCCCCAGGGTAGTGTCGTGATAGGACACCTCCCGGCGGGAATTGAGCGAGCCACGGAAATCAGCGCTGCGGGCGCGAATGGTCATGGTGTCAGGCGCGCCGTGGTGCTCAACCTCATCAACGGTGAAATTACCTTTGCCGAAAAGCGTCTGCCCCTTCCAGCCGAGAAACAGCGTTATCACTGCGCCGCGTACCGGCATTGCCAGCTGGCCGTCGGCGTCGTCCAGCTCAATATCCAGCTGGTCAGCTTCAAAGCCGCGATTATCGGTCAGTGTCATCGAGATAAGGCGATCCCGGATATTGGTTGTGACGTCCTTAGAGTTAACCTTCAGCATGAAATCTGGCGTCAGCTGCGCCCCGGCCTGCACCGGCAGGCTACTTATCCCGATCATCCGAGCAGCCCCCCTGCAGTTGAAATCAGGCTACCGGCCGCCGACTTCACGCCGTTAATTGCTGACGTGAGCTGCCCTGGCAGACTGGCGGAGCCGCTGATAAGCCCGTCAGCCTGTTTCTTCAGGTCGCCAAACATCGAGGTAAGCGACTCATCAACGCGCTTCAGGCTCAGGGTAAACATGATTTTGCTGGCCGTTCCGTTGGGGTAAAACTCGCTGAAGGTGTTAGAAATACTCTCGATCACGTACATGCCGTAAATCATGCCGCTGCCGCCAATCAGCGGCCACGCTGCCCCCTCGTCGGCCATCAGGCGGATTGTCATCAGCGACAGCGAGCCGCCCGTGATTTCCGGGCGCAGCTCCCCGGATAGCGTGATTTTTTCATCGCCCGGCCCGATAAACTGCGCCGCCGGACGCTGCCCGAACCGGCTGTTAGTGGGCCAGCGATAGTCGATATTCTGCTGCATATCCCCGTAAGGCAGGGTCTGTCGCATAAACGGCATCATGCCGTAAATCATCATCATCGTTTAATCCTCCCAGCCCATTTTGCTGCGGTTCTGTGCCTGCCGGTTGCGCTGCTCTTTAGCCTGGTGCTGCGCCATCAGCGCCATTGCGTCGTCTTTGGTCATGCCCTCGTGCATGTTGATTTCATACTGATAGGTATTCTGGCTGCGGTCGGTGAATCCGCTCCCGGCTGACGGAGCTGAAACCGGGCGGTAAGGCGCGCCACCGTAAGCGATATTGTATTGCAGCCCGCCGGTATCTGCGCCCGCGCCGCCGGTTGCTACCGCATCGGGCGTCGGAACCTTGTCTTTCAGGCCATCGGATTTCGTGTCGATAATGCCGAGCTTATCCAGCACCCAGTTAATGCCGCCCATAAGCTGATCGAGTGCGTGACTTGGAATTTTCAGCGCCTCGGCCAGCATGTTGCCGAACTTCTTACCCATGTCTCCGGCGGCGGCGAGTTCGGTCTGCGTGGATTTCACCGGCTCCAGCAGTTTGCCGAACCAGTCCCAAAGCTCTTTGACCTTGCCGCCCACCCAATCAAACACCGGCTTTAACGAACCGAAGGAGTCACTGATCGGCCCCATCGCTGCGGTGAAGCCTTCGGCCATGCCCGCGATAAAGGCGCTGATGGGTTCCCAGTATTTCCGCACCAGTAGCGCCCCGGCCACGATTACTGCCGCGACGGCCAGAACCGGCAGCGTGATAGCGCCGAGCGCGGCCGTAATCGCGCCGCCTGCGATGCTGAATGCCGTGCCTAGGAAGCCCGCCCCGGCAATCAGGGTATTCACGCCCGCTATCACCGGCCAGGCTACCAGCCCGATTGCGCCCAGCGCCCCGGCCAGCATCAGCCCGCCCATTACCACTTTTGCGATACCGCCCGCCAGCTCAGGGTTAGCCTTAATCCAGCCATCCACCTTGAGCAGCAGCGCCGCCGTGTCCTGGGTAAGCGTGCGCAGGCTGCCGTCGTTCTGATCAAACAGGTCGGTGCCGATAGCCTCATAAGCAGACTGCAGCTCTTTCAGGTCGCCGCCGAGATTATCCTGCATGACCTGGACCAGTTCGGCGGTTTTGCCATCAGAGGCTTTAAACGTGGCGGTCAGCTGGTCGAGCTTGCCGGTTGAGGCGGCGGTCATCAGCACGGCGGCCGATGAGCTGGCCTCCTCGCCAAAGATGGTTTTCATGTACTCGGCCCGCTGGCCCGTTCCCAGCTTGTGACGATCAAAGCTCGCCTGCATTTCTTTCAGGATGGTGAAGATCGGGCGGGTATTTCCTTTGCCGTCTGCCGTTTTAATTCCCAGCTCTTTGATAGCCTTGAATGATTCGCCGGTCGGTGCCTGCAGCCTGCTCAGCACGGCGCGGCCTCCCGTACCGGCCATTGAGCCGGTTATTTTGGCATCGTGTAAAGCGCCGACCATCGCTGCCGCCTGCTCGATGCTGACGCCCGCGTTTTTCGCTACCGGGGCGACGTAGGTCAGCGCATCGCTAAGCCCGTCAAAGTCAGCGGCCGTTTTATTCATGGTCATCGACAGCACGTCGCCGATGTGTGCCACCTTATCGTTTGAAAGCTGGAAGGCTGACTTCATCCCCATCAGCAGCCCGGCGTTTTCTTCCATCGTGCGCTTGTTTGCCAGCGCCATGTTGAGCGTAACCGGCGTAACGGCCTGAACGGCAGCGGCATCACCGCCGCCTTTGGCGATAACGATTTGCGCGCCTGCGGCATCATCGGCCGAGGCGGCGGTTGTGTCACCCAGTTGACGCGCCTGCGCACGCAGGGCTTTCATTTCCGGCGATTCTTTTCCCACGCCGAGCACGGCCTGCAGCTCGGAATTTTTCTGTGCAAAATCAAACCCCGGCATCAGCAGCGAGGTTGCTGCCATGCCGCCAACCGTGGCAGCACCGATACCGGCCGCGCCCATGTTGCGCACCTTGCCTGACAGCTCCTGCCCTTTGCGGTAGCGCTCGCTGGTCTGGTTCAGCCGCTCTAGCTGCGCATTCAGCCGCTGCAGCTCCATTTTCTGCCGACTCAGACTGACGGTTGCCTGCGCCGAGGCGGATTTCAGGCGCTGCTGCTCGCTGCTCAGGGCTTTGGTGGAAATCCCTGCCGCGTTAAGCGCCTCGCGCTGCTGCTGCACCGAAAGGCGCAGGCTGTTGGACTTCGTCTGCAACTCAGACGCCGCCTGCCGGGCCTTTTCCAGTGCGCGGGCCTGCTGTGTCGTCGGGCGCTCCGTGTTTTTAAACTGCACGGCCAGCGCTGCTACCTCCTGCTTTGCGTCTTTGAGGCTTTGCTGCGTGACGGCCAGCTGCGCACTGGCCTTGCGGAAGCCATCAATTTTCCCCGCCTGTGCATCCAGCTCCTTAATCGTCGTCTGCGTCTGGCGTATATCAGACGACAGATTTTTGGCAGCGGTCTGCACGGCTTTGAAGGGCCGCGAAGCTTTGTCTACCGCATTCAGCAGCACCTGCACTTTAAGGTTATTGCTCATCCGGGGTCGCTCCGCTGCGGATAAAGGCTTTATGCCGCCAGCCCATCAGCTCGGCCAGCGGCATGTCGTACATCTCGGAAGGTTGCCAGTGAAATATCGTGGCAATGTCGGCCATCAGGTCATTGACCGTCAGGCCGTGCGGCCAGTCTATTCGTCCGACTTCGACTGCAAAAAACCAATCACCTTGCCGCCCAGCGCAATAAGGTCAACCGGATCAAGGGCGTTACATTCGGCCTTTGTCAGTGCTGGCAGGGTAATGCGGGGCAGCACGGTCAGCAGGGAATCAACATCCGACTGGCACAGATCAGCCAGGCGCACGCCGCGCAGACTACCGGCATTCGGCTTAATCAGCTCCACGCTTTTGATTTCGGTTTCGCCGCGCATCAGCGGGGTTTCAAACTCAACAACGTTATCTTTCTTTTCCATGATCATTCTCTGTTCACTGTAGTCAGTTAAAGCCAGCGACTTGCGCTGGCGTCAGGGTTTATACCAGGCCGAGGTTTTTACGGCGCTGTTCAAGACGGTCAACACCGTTGACTTTCTCCACCATGTTGATGGTGTCGATTTCGATCAGCTCTTTGCCGTTAAAGGTCAGCTTGTAATAGGTGTTTTTACTGGTGATTTTGGTTTCGGTATCTTCACCCTGTTTGGCTTCGCCGAAATCAAACGACTGATGCTTACCGCGTACCTCAATCTCTACCGCGATTTCCTCGCCGGTATCGTCGCGCTGGTAAGAGCCGGTAAAGCGCAGGGGAATGTCAGACGCGCCCCATTGCGTGAGAACCAGCTCATCGATGCCGCCGATGCTCCATTCAACATCGAGCGCGTCATCTTCCAGACCGTTATCGATAAAGGCCGCGCCGCTCATACCGCCCGCGCGGAACGGGTCGAGCTTGCGCGCCAGCTTCGGCAGGGTCACGGCGGTGACGACGCCCTGATAGCTGTTCGCGTTATTAAAAAGGTTCATGCCCTTCAGTTTGCGTGGCAATGCCATTTATCCGGCTCCTCAGCTGTTTACGGATGCGGCGAAGTTCGCCAGATAGGTGTCGGTAATGCGCTGGCGAAGGGTTAAATCTTCCAGCGGCGGAACCGGCGTATAGTCGTAATCGATAAAGAGCTTGCCCGCCTTCAGGGTGTCTTTATCGTTTGCGCTTTCGTCATACCAGGCAGATGCACCCAGCAGATAACCGGCGTTAACCAGCTCGCGGAACTTCGCATTGATGCCCGCGATAATCTCGCGCACCAGAACCGGCGTCAGCGGCTTATCAACCGCCCACATGTGCGCCTCGGCCATCGTGTCGGCCAGCACCTGCGCGGTGCGGGTGTAGTTCTCAAACTGAAACAGCGGGTCATCACTGCAGGTGCGGTTGCCCCAGAAACGGAAACCGTCTTTACGGATCAGCGTTGTGACGTCGGCCTCATTGAGCAGGTCGGCGTCGGTGCCGGTCTGCTGCAAATCCCAGAACACTGATGCGGAAATCCCGGTCACGCCGTTGACGCCGACGTTAGACAGGGTTTTATGCCAGCCTGTGTCGTTGTCGATTTTGGCGCGCAGGCCCAGCGCACGGGCAGTGGCATAGGCGGTATCGGATTTGCTGGTCGCAGTGTTCCACGCAAGAAAATCAGGCCAGATAACCATCAGCTCACGCTGGCTGAAGTTCTGGCGATACAGGCGGGCTTCGGAAATGGTTTTGCATTCCCACGCTGAAACGTAGGCGAAGGCGCGCAGCTGCTGCGCAATGCTGGCAAGCGCAGTTGCCACCGCCAGTGAGTCCAGCCCCGGTACGCCGAGAATACGCGGCTTAACATCGAGCTGGGTCTGCGCGGCGAGCAGCGCTTTCATGCCGGTATACTGGCCGTTTTCATCCGTGCCGCCGATGATATTGGACGTGGTTTCGGCTTCGTCGGCACCTTCAGCCACGCGCACGACGACGGTCACGGGTTTTGACTGATCGGCAATAGCCTGCAGCGCAGCGGCGAGCGTGCCTTTTTTGCCAGCCTTACCGACAGCGCCCTGCACATTGGTGATAAGTACAGGCGTATTGAGCGGAAAGGTTGCCGCATCCGCATCCTGCGCGGTGCAGACCATGCCCACGATTGCGGTTGATACGGTTGTAATGGTGCGCGTGCCGTCGTTAACTTCGACGACGCGGACACCATGATGATAATCAGACATCTGATGCACTCCGTTTTGAGGGTGTGCTCAGGGTGTCAGTTCATTGAATAGGATGCATGCTGTTACGGTTTGTTGGTCTGTCAGTAAAACAATTAGCAATATTCAAAAAAAACGGATGCACGAAGTACAATACTCCTCATGCATCCTCTTAAAAAATCTTGTCATAGCATTAATAAATATTTGATCTTATTTTTGATACTGCCTTAACTTATCAAGCAATTCGTCAATGGCTTCATCCTGTTGAATATCGTCTTCTTTCTGACTTTCAGAAGTTAGTTCATCATGATCTGAGAAAATACCGGCTTGCCTTTCGGTCAACTCGCGAATAATGTCTTCAATTTCTTTGCTATGATGCTCCTGAATATGCTCATCTATTGCTTGAGATAGCTCCTTCATTCTTTGTATATCTAATTCTTCTTTTACTGCTTCCTCGGCTTCATCTTCCCATTCTGCAATCGTATCTTCAATTTCTTTTAGGCTAAACATTCTTACTCCTTATTGATAAGGCATTTGGCTATATCTACTATCGAATAAAAACTTTGGCTATCAATACTAGCCTATAATTGCATACATTTTTATGATAGTTTAAAATCGATTCACTGCTTTTAAATTAATGACTTTTAATCATACACGCTTTAGACGTTGAGCTTAACTGTATCTTTTATACATGTCTGCAACCGTAATCCGTGCACCCCTATCAAATTGCTAAATAATAGCTTTTAACTGTTCTGGTTTATCCGGCCATACGATACCTTGCCTATCACTAGTATCAATCCGGCTGAGAGCCACCCGATATCGTTTCCATTCTGCCAGACGGGCAATCTCTTCTTCTGTTGCAATACTGATATCAACCGCATCCTGCAGCGGCGCGATTGTCCGGTTTGCCACATCCATTTCAGCGGCAAGCCTGCTGCTGGCAATCAGTACTGCGTTCTCAGCTTCTGTAGCCGGGGCGCTAAACACGCCGCCACTGTAGTGATAATTTACATCGGGCTGTTCGGGTAGCGCGGTAATATCCACCCATACCAGTGACGGATGATAGAGTTTTTCAGGCTTCCCATTCAGAGAGACGATCTCAGCAACGCACTGATTTTCAATCCGGGCATAAGTTTTCATCAGCTGAATTCCTCAATGTATATAATACCGTCAGCCCCGTAGTTACCGTAGTAAGGCGAAGTTCGGATGTTGCCTCCGCCGCCCACACCAAATGAAGCCCGGTCGTTTGATGCAATCCCTTCGCCACTCCGTGAAGCACCTCCCCAATAGCTGGCTCCACCGTCCCCGGAACCCCCACGATAAGGGTTAGTGCCTCCGGTAATAACGCCGGGGGAATCGCTGCCGTCGCCGCCCTGAATATTGATATCCCCGCCAACTGCAGTTCCCCCGGCTCCTCCTGCATCACCAACTGAGTTCGCACCGTTGCCCGCTGTAATCTGCCCGTTAAAGGCACTGCTGGTTGAATTGATGCTCTCTTTGCTGCCAGCGCCAACAACCCCCGCATACGTTTTGCTGTCATCAACAGCCAACATTGCGATTGCCGTACCGCCAGCGCCGCCACCGGCACCGCGTGCGCGATAGTTTTCGCCCCAGCCCAGAAAACCATAACCGCGCCCGCCGCCGCCGGTAATGATGATTCGTGCGCGTTTAGTTCCTGGTGTGGGTTTGTAGCTGATCGCGCCCGGCGTCGTGAAAATCTGGCGGCCAATCCAGCGCCCGGAAAACTTTTCGCTAATACCGAGGTTTTTAAGAACGTCAGCAACTAGCCCGGCGTCTTTGATTTCTGCCAGGGCGCTTGCGATTTGCAGGTACTGGCTGTGTGGGTTTTTAGCATCGGTGTGAGTTTTCATTACGCTGTCAGCGTAGGCTTTCACCTCGAGCACGGCATCATCAACATACTTGCGCGTCGCCAGCACGACTGACGGATCAATCTTCAGCGTAACGGCTGTTGTGCTGTTCACGATTAAAATCATACGCACGGTCTGCGTGCGCCCGCTGCCTTCAGCCAGTTGCGGCTTATAGGTTTCCGGGCAGTTAGCAATGGCAATCAGTACGCCGTCGGCATCATACAGGCCGATTTCGCGGATCCAGAAACCGCCTTCACTTTCCGGGATAATCTGCTCGGCGATAATCTGGCTGCTGTTTGCCGCGTCAACGGTCAGGGAATTAAGCTGCGCGCGACGCTTCTCGCTGATGAGCTTTGTCTGTGCCGCGTCAGGCGTCGGCAGCGTGCCGCCACCATCACCGACACCCATAGAGGCGATGTTCACTTTCGTGCCGAGTGCGGCGGCGTTTGCCAGCTTAGCCGAGCCCTGATTGGTCAGCAGGGCAAAATATTTTGTCGTCATGCGCTCACTTCCGTCAGGTCAATAAGATGCAGCGCCACGCCGGAATAACCCGGCCCGCCGACGCTGATGAGTTCAGGGGTATAGGGGTAAACGGTCATCTCGTCGCCGCTGTAGCTGGCAACAGCGACCGGCAGCGCGCCGTTCGCGTCCAGATTGATAGACAGCCCGATAAGATGGCGGCTGCAGGGCTTGGCGTCGGCTATCAGTCGCTCCAGCTCGTTATACATTTCCTCCGTGATGCCGGTATCAAGCACGCCCACGTCAAGTCGGAACGTGCCTGGCGCCTCATTGGTTTTCCACCACTCAATTATCTTGATGAGATAGCCCAGCGGCTCAACGACGCGGCGGATAGCGCCGATAGTGCCTTTGTGCCGGTGCACGTATTGCGAGGCGGCAACCACGGCGCGCTTTGTCGATTCAGGCCAGGCTGAATCCCAGCGATCAACTGACCACGCCCACGCCAGATAGGGCAAAAGCTCCACCGGGCATGTGTACGGATTCCATAACTGGCGCAGCGGCACGCTCATCGCGCCTGGATTTGCCAGCGCCTCGGCAGCAGCAATCTCAAGGGGTGTCGAGCCGGTCGGCAGCAGGCGCTCACTCATCCGATCCTCCCACGGTCAGCGTGTAGCCTGTGCAGTAAGCGGCCTGTGTTTTATCAAGTACCACATCTGCAGCAGGCTTAATCAGATTGACGCGCTGCACGCCCTCAACGTGCATAGCGGCATACAGCGCAGACAGGCGAATGTCGCGGCCGAGGCGCTTCTGCGCGCTAACAAAGGCGGCGAGCTTTGCCTCTGAGGCGGCGCGGATTGGTTCCGCTTCCGGCCCCGGATAGAGGTACAGCTCGGCCACGATTTCGTATTCCACAATCCTGGCTGACTGCACGCTCACGCGGTCGGCAACCGGGCGTACGTCCTCGTCATTGAGCGCAGCGTTAACCACGGCCAGCAGATCATCACCGGCTTCACCGCTACCCTCCCGCCCGAGCACGGTCACAGTGACCACGGCGGGCGACGGGCTGATCGCTGATGCATCGGCTACCCGGCCGTCGGCGCTTCTGGCGTGATACTCATACGCGCCGGTCGGCCCGGCCACGCTCAGCCCCTCAAACGCGGAGGCGATGCGCAGCCGGAAATCGTCGTTACCTTCCATCATGGCGGCGGTCGGCGGGATGGTCGCATCGTCGGCCGGGGTAATCGTCAGGCGGGTTACGCCATTGTTCGCGCCGAGCTGGTCAAGGTCGCCATCCAGCGCATACGCTACCATGACGGCCTGCGCCGCCTCGTTGATGCGCTGGCGCAGGATCAGCTCACGGTAAGCGTTTTCCTGCAGCAACTTAACAATGGGTTCTGATTCAAGCGTCAGCGTGCGGGCGATAGCGTCCTGCTGATCAGCCGGATAAAGGGAAATCAGCGTCGCCTTTCGCTCGGCCAGCAGGGTTTCATAGTCCAGTGCCTCCACCACGTCAGGCGCGGGCAGCTGGCTCAGGTCGATAGTTGCCATAGTCTCAGCTCACAGGAACGGTTAAGGAAAAAGGCTGCGCGTTGTCGGTGCGGTTGCCGGACAGCTCAACCACCATTGCGCCGTTGATATCCGACTCAAAGCTGATGGCAGTCAGCTTTACGCGCGGCTCCCATTTCAGGATCGCCATATAGCAGGCCGACATAATCTGCAGGCGCAGCGCCTCGTTTTGCGGCTGGTCAATCAGGGCGGATAAAAGCGAACCATACTGGCGCCGCATCACCCTGGAGCCGATCGGGGTCAGAAAAATGTCGCTAATTGACTGCCGGATATGATCGAGGTCGGTCAGCGTGCCGCCGGTTTCGCGGTTCATGCCGATATATTTTGCGGTTGTCATTGTGGGCCATCCGTTCTGCTACCGCCGCGCTGCACGCCGCCATGATCGTGGTCATCCACGACGACACCGTTAGAACTCAACTTGCCACCGCTATGCGTAACGTTGCCTTTCATCGTTGCGCCCTTTGTGACTTCCAGTTGCGCAGTTTTGAGCAGCGCTGTGCATTCCACTTCTGGGGAGTCAAGCAGGATTTTTACCGCAGCTTTGATGGTTGCTGTCTGTATGCCGGTTGCGTTCAGCGCGCCGGTTTCCGGCTCGTACTCGATCACCGCGCCGTCGGGAAATGACCAGTGCAGCGCATCGGCCGAGGCAGACGGAGCCGGGTTGGCATCCGAGAAAATGCCCGGCAGTACAAAGCCGGTATCGAGTTCGCCACCAAGGCAAAGAACAAGCACCTGTTCACCCACTGACGGCGCATTCCAGGAGCGGGTTTTACCCGCGCGGGCGCTCAGCCAGTGCAGCCAGTTGGTTGTATTTTTTCCCGTATCGACACGGCATAGCCCGCCGTCAAGATTGACGGCTGACACGGTGCCTATGCGTATCAGGTTGCGCAGCAGGCGCTGAATTTCAAATATTTCTTCTTTCATTTACTCAAAATGCATCAATGCATATTGATGAACAATCTTTGTAAGTTTGATGATTGATAGGCAAACATGCGGTAATGTTCAAGATTGTTTCTGACGAACTGGACTAATTAGGCAAGCCACAAGGCTTGAACTCAAGGTTTAAATATGAAGAAAATTATTTTTTTCGATACAACTGAAAGCAAGGCGGCCTTATTAGCTTTGATAAAGGAAATGAGTGAGGTTGCATCTAGTGATGATTTTTTTACAAAAACAAAGGATACTCTGTATCAACTTTTTCAAGATATCATTGAACATCCTTCGCGCTGGGATAATAGATGCCAAATTACTTTAAATAATTCCAGTCAGCAGAATATATTCTCCGATAAAAGGAAAGGAAATGATAAACCTATAGATCAAGAGTTCCTTGATGATTTGCTTATATCAATCTTGCCTTATGCGTTGGAGTTTGAGTTAAGTTCTGGCGATAATATCTACCCAGAACATATGATCTTTATGAACCTAATAGAGTGGGGGTTTGAGAATTTCAGCAAAAAGACACAATCTGCAATTAGAAGAGAAAGAGATAAGATTGCAATCGGGTTCGCTAAGCACTTAGTAGAAAATAGTGACGCCAGATCTTTAAATGATTATTTTTCGGCGGTTAAATCATCTGAAGTTAATTTTGAAGAATTTGAAGAGAAACTCAAAAAGAATCGAGATGAATGGGATAGGACATATAAAGCTAGAGTGCTTAAAGTAAGTCGGCTAGAGAAAAGACTTAAAAAACAAGAAAGCCAGTTCAATTTTGTAGGCCTACACAAAGGGTTTTCCGACCTCCTTTTGCAAAAAAAGAATGAGTATAAATGGCTAAGAAACATAATGTTTGGTTTGTCTTTTCTTATTATAACACCAATCATTTGTGAGCTTATTTATTTTTTAATAAAAGGTGTTGAGGTTAGAGCTGCATTTGATTTAATAAAGTTTGTACCAGCCTTTACCTTAACCCTGATATTTATATATTACTTTAAGATCTGCCTTAACAATTTTTCATCAGTAAAGGCGCAAATAATGCAGATAAGATTAAGAATGAGCTTATGTCAGTTTATACAAAGCTACGCTGATTATGCAAAAGAAATCAGATCTGAAGATGGAAATCCGTTAGGTAAATTTGAGGATGTTATTTTCTCCAACATAATGGGTAGTGAGGAGAAAATGCCAGCCACATTCGATGGTCTTGATAACATTGCAAGTTTAATTAACGCAATTAAACCATCTAAATAATTTTTTGTAAATGATTGAGGATGATTTCCTCAATCATTGACAAATTTTCATCATTAATACCTAGCAATGGACGCTCTGCATACTGCACCTCTTTACCTTTACTTAATGGCCGGTCGCGCAGGCCGTAATGATGCACGCGGGCCATGCACTGCACGTTGCCCGCAAACTCGATCACGGCCTCATTCGGGCTGGCCTGTGTCTTCATGTATTTAGCGGTACGCAGCTTTGCGAACATCTCGCGCTTTATCCGGCCCTTTTTGCTGCGCACTGGCTGCGTTTTTCGGGCTTTAAAGGGCGTGCCGTCGGGTGCCTGCTGTCGCTTGATGTTTTGCTGCTGACTCGCGCGCAGCTTACGGCCAATGCTGCGCGCCATCTCTTTACGCGCCGGGGCTGACAGGCTGCTGATAAGCGCCTCCAGACGATCATTTACCAGCTGCAGCTCGCTCATGTCTGCCACTCGCTGACCATCTCACCGCTAACATAAAGCTGCACCGGCCGGGCGTCATTCTCCGGCAGCGGGTTCTCGCCGACGTGGGTCACGTGCAGCCCGTCGTCCGCCTGCTTCACGATCACGCACTCGCTCAGCTGCAGCTCAATGCTGATATCGCTGGTTGTGTCACTGATCACATCCGCCTGAAAGGTAAAGCCCGTCCGGCGTTTTTCCTCGGTTGCCATAATGTCGGGTTCATTCGTTCGCAGCCATGCCAGCAGCGGCACGATCAGCAGATCGATATTCCCGGTGTAATCGGTAATGACCATGTTCAGCCGGTACTGGTATTCAAACGACAGCGAGCTGGCAAGCGTCGAGACTATGCGCCCGCTGTCGATAAACACGTTGAGCGCATCAGGGTTTCGCTGCAGCTCCGGCACGCTGTCGGTCAGCGCCTGACGCAGCTGTTGTGGTTTCAGCATCGTGTTGTTCCTGGCAGTGTTTGATTATTTCGACCTGCAGCCCGCAGGCGGCGAGTGCGGCCTCAAGCTGGCGATTGTCCGCCGCCAGATCGCCCGCTGTTTTAAGGCTGTTTCCCGGCACCGGGCAGCTTGTCACGCGCGGACACCCAATCCAGATAATCTCTGGCGCTGGCGAAGGCCGGACGGGCGTGCAGCCGGATAACATCATCAGGCAGAGCAGCAGCAGACCAGTTACGCAGTATCGGATTCGCATCGGTTTCTCTCTGTATGGTCATTTCACGGTTAAGCGCGGCCGTGCTGGCACGGCCCTGCATCAGCCGCAGCTCGGCCTCGCGCTTCTGGCTGGCTTTCGCATCCGCGTCCAGCCTGGCTATCGCCCGGTCGCGGCTCTCGATACCGGCCGACAGCGTGCCGATAATGCGCTGTGCGCTGGTCAGGTCGTCTTTTACAACTTTCCACTGCCAGCCGGTCACGCCCAGCGCCAGCAGAGCGACGGCCAGAAGCAGAGCTATCAGGCGCGTCATGACACACCCCGCAGGCAGAAGGCTGTTTCCGCAGCGCGGCGGTTTTCCAGCCCGCGATTTTTCACGCCCTTAACGAACACCCAGCGCCGCAGCTCGTTACAGGCATCAAGCCAGTGCTGCAGCCTGATGTAACGGGCAAAGGTCGAGCTGCAGGCCGCGCGCACGCCGACGTTAAAGGCGAATGACACGGCCGTGTCATAGACCGGCTGTGGCATATCGCTGCGCATACAGGCATCGATCCCGCGCTCCACGCGCATCACGTCATACACCAGATTAACCGCCGCCTGCCGCTCGCTGACCTGGCTTTGCGGCGTTACGCCCTCTGTGTGACCGATACCGTTCGTCCAGACTCCGGCGCTGCACTGATAGGGCGAGGTGCGGCACCCCTCGGCGTTGGCGATGAGCGCAAGCCCGGCCTCGGACGTTTTCAGGGTTTTGAACTGAGGCAGCAGCGCAGCAATCGCCAGCACGGCCACCACGGCGCAGCGTTTAACGGTCTGGCTCAAGGCTCACCCCCCGCAGGCGCTGCAGCTCGTAGGTTTTACGGCGGTAATGCCAGTTGATAAAGAACGTCGCCACATTAGTGATAAGCGTGATAACGGCCACGCCGGAACCGACCATAAAGGCGATATCCTGTGGCGTATGACGGCCGAACCACATCAGGATGAGGCCAATCAGGTAGTTGATCACAGAGCTGATTTTTTCCATTTTTAGTCCCACAGGTTGACGGTTTCACCTGCTGAAGATTCAGGCAGATCAGGTAGCGTCACCTCGCAGCCGTGTGGCAGCACCGGCCCGCTTTCGGCGAGGCCCGGATTAGCCGCATAAACCAGCTCGACGGCCTGACCGGTTCGCCCGTAATAGCGCTGACAGATTTCGTCAACGGTATCGCCCTGCTGCGCGTAAACCTTCATCAGAGCAGATCCACAATGCAGCCAGGCTTACCGGCGATGCGGCTGATACTGAATCGCGCATCGCGCCAGTATTCGTCGGCGCTCGTCTCAATCTCTGCCGCCTTTTTCGTGCCGCTGGCGTCATAGCCGCGATAGCGCTCAACGATAGTGGCGGCAGTCAGCGCACTGACGGCGGCAAGGTAGGCCGTAACCTTTTCGCTATCGCCGTCCAGCGCCTCTGCAGGCACGTCGGCTAGCACCTTAAAGCCCGCGGCCATCTGCGCGGCGCGCCAGTCGTACAGCTCGGCGTTTACTTCTGAAATTGCCGTCTTCACGGCAAGGCGCAGGCGCTGCGCCGTGACCGTTCCCTCATAGCGCAGCGAATCGCGCAGCTGCTGCAGGTCAACGTCAGGCCAGAAAAACGTATTCTTTACCGGCGGCTCGGCAGCGTCTGCCGGTCGCGGTGCGGGGATAACAACCGTGTTATTCATAATCGGCCTTTGAAATAGGTGGGCGGTGGAGGACGGCGCAGACACTGAAAGTGCGTTGCCGTCCTGCCGCCCGTGCGCGGGGTCGCGTTCGGTCAGCGGCTGGCGATGGCCTGTTTTTTCATCGCCGTTCCCAGCCGCTCAATGTCTTTTTTGACGCCGCAGCCGTCGTGCAGCTGATGCGCCCTTACAAGGTGGGTCATCGCCTCCGAAGCCCTGCCCGCATCGCGAAGCACATACCCGGTTATCTTGTGCAGCTTGGCGCGCACCTGATCGGGCATGTCTTCAGATTCCGTCATCGCAATGGTTGCCAGCAGCGGGTCAACATCGACCGGCTCTTTTGCCGTCCAGGCGCGCGTTGCCGCGCTGGCGACTTCCTCGGCCAGCAGGTAAGGCAGGCTGGCGCGCTTAAAGCCGTCTGGCGACACAAGGCCATGCGTCAGCGCGTACCGGGCAATCTCCAGCGCGCCGGGCACGTCGCCCGCATCGAGCCGCCAGATCATGACGGTCATCAGCACGGCATCCTGTGCGCCTTTGCCTTTCTCCAGCACGCCGGACACCCACGGCAGGTACTCAGGCAGCAGCTGACGCTTCATTTCCGCCTTGCGCTCGTTCGAGTGCACTTTCTTCAGGCGGCGCTTGTCGTCATTGAGCTTGATGAGCATCTGCTCATAGCCGCTGGCATGGCGCAGCGGGTTGTCGGCGTTCTGCGAGGCTTCGATAGCCTGCTGGCGCATGCGGTGACGTCGGGCAGGGCTTAACATGCGTTACGCCTCCGGGGTTTCTGCAGCCGCGCTGAACTCACCGACTTCGATGTTTTCAACCAGGCAACCGGCCGCGTAATCCTCGATCACGTAGTCCTCGTTGATGGACTCATAGTTTTCGATGCGGTCGCGCTTCGGCACTTCGTCAATCAGGCGGCGGTGCGTGCCTTCCTGAAAGTAAATTGACAGGTTATCCGGGCGGGTAATCATCAGCGCGTTGGCCGGGAAGTACGGCACGCGCACCGCTGGCAGGTTGCCGATGCGTTTCTGACTGACGATCAGGTCGGCGGCCAGCTGCTCGGTGTTAGCCTGGGACTGGTTAACGATCGGGAAATATTTGTCAGCCAGCAGCTGACGGCCCACGATGACAACCAGCTCCGGGTCTTCCTGATACCACGGTTCGATCAGGGTGTTGGTGGCATCCATCACCAGCGCATCAAGATTGGCGTAATCGCCGTTTTTGCCGACGCGGATTTTTGCAGACACCACGGTGCCGTTTTCGTCGGTGATTTTGCTCATCACGCGATCCGGCGCATCGTTGCGATACTTCTGCAGCCAGCCTACAGCCACGTCCTGCAGCATCGGGAACTTGGCGCGGTTCGAGGTTTTGGCGCGGGTCACGCCGTTGAAGCCGATCATGATGCGGTCAAGCGCCTGGCGCTTCACGATGGCGTCGCGCAGGCGGGCCTGAAAATCTTCATAACGCGCCCACAGGTCGAGGGTGTTATAGCGGATATGAAAGTCATAGTTGACCTGCACACACTCATAACCCTGCTTATCCAGCGCGGCAAAGTCAGCGGTTTCGCGCTCGTCGCCGCCTGCCGTATCGGTCACGCTGGCAATCGAGCCGGACACGCCGATCCCGATTTTCTCGCCCTTCATTTCGGACACCGGCACGATGTTGACGCGGGTCAGGAAGCCGGAAGACTCCTGCACGCGGTTCATCAGAGTCTGCGTGACCGTCGGCTCAACGGTAAACTTTTTGTTCATGTCGTCGGTTTCGACGCCGTTCAGCTCGGCGAGGCGGGTCATGAACTGGTTAAACTTGAAGCGGGTATTCTTACGCATTGGCGTTCCTGTTTATCTCTGTGTTGGGTTTTAACGTTCAGGCAACGCCTGATTAGCAGTCGGTCTGCGCGCCGGACTTCGGATCGCTGCCGGTTGCCGCCGGGCGGCGGGTAAAGCTGCCGTCGGTCTGCGAAAGCTGGCCCTGCAGCTCAGCGAAAGCGGCGCGGTCTTCCCCGGCCTGCTGCTCGATAGCCTCCATGCGCTCACTGACAGATTGCTCCAGCGCTGAAAGTTTCTGCGTCTGGCTCTCCGCGTTCAGTTGCACCTGCTCAGCCACGGCTGTTATCGCCGCGCCGACGTCGGCGAACTGCTCGCCATCGGTTTTCTTTTTGGCAGAGAACATCGCCGAGATTCGCGCTAGCAGGGACGGTGACGGCTCCGCCACTTCCTCAAACTCGATCACGGTTTCTTCAGCGGCGCTGAAAAGGTTGTCTTTATGCTGCTTGCGGGATTCCAGCGGGTTAACGGTCGCCGAGGCGCTGAAGCTCAGGATTTCCGTGCCGAGGCTGGCAGGATTGTCGGTAACAGCCAGGCCGATCAGATATGCCTCACCGGTATCCGCGAACTTGGGGTTGTACTGAATTGACGTATAAATTTTCTGGCGTGCCTTTGTCATAGCAACCAGCTCATCTGTTGGATCGATATCCCCGAACAGCGCCAGCTTGCCTTTTAGCGGCCCGTCAGCAATTTCTTCAACTGACAGCGCCACCACGTCACCAAAACGGCGGAATGGGCTGTCAGGCGTGATGCCTTTGATGTGCTCAAGGTCAATCCGCGCCCCGTACATCGTTGGATCATAGTTTTTCGCCATTTGCGCGATGTGCTCACGCGGAATTGCGCGGCCGTCTGTAGTTGCGCCTTCAACTGCGATACGAAAACGCTTTGATTTGATTGCTGCCATTAATCAGGCTCCGGTCAGGTGTTGGGTTGGTTCGGGGCCAGTTTCCCCGTCGCCACCCAATCCCTCAACGAATGCCAGCCCGCTGATGCATCAGCAAACAGGGACAGCAGGCGCGCCATTTTCGGCACCGGTAGCCTTGCCGGTATGAACATGACACCGACAACCATCATCAGCGATCCGCGCCGTCAGGCCGCGCTGCTTTACTGGCAGGGTTATTCCGTGCGCCAGATTGCGGAGACGCTCGGACAGAAAACGCCAACCGTGCAGAGCTGGAAGCTGCGCGACGCGTGGGACAACGTCGCGCCCATCAGTCGCGTTGAATCCAGCATGGAAGCCCGGCTGATTCAGCTCATCATGAAAGAGGTAAAGGGGAATGGTGATTACAAAGAGATAGACGCGCTCGGCCGTCAGATTGAGCGCCTTGCCCGCGTTGAGCGCTACCGCAGCAGCGGCAACGAGGCCGACTTAAACCCCAACGTGCGCAACCGCAACAAAGGCGAGCGCCAGGCGGTTGTTAAAAATGAGTTCAGCGACGAACAGCTCGACAAGCTGACCGGCGTGTTTATGGATAATTGCTTTGAGTATCAGCTCAACTGGCACCGCGCCGGGCTGACTCACCGCATCCGCAATATCCTGAAGTCCCGCCAGATTGGCGCAACGTTCTACTTTGCCCGCGAGGCACTGATAGACGCGCTGACCACCGGCCGCAACCAGATATTTCTTTCAGCTAGTAAGGCGCAGGCGCACGTCTTCAAAAACTACATCATCGACTTTGCCCGCCAGGCTGACGTTGACCTCAAAGGCGATCCCATCGTGCTGCCGAACGGCGCGCGCCTGATATTCCTCGGCACGAACGTGCGCACCGCGCAGAGCTACACCGGCAACCTCTATCTGGATGAGTATTTCTGGATCCCGAAATTCCAGGAGCTGCGCAAGGTTGCCAGCGGCATGTCGCTGCACAAGAAATGGCGCACCACCTACTTTTCTACGCCGTCAGCTCTTTCACACAGCGCCTATCCGTTCTGGTCAGGCGAGCTGTTTAACAAGGGGCGGCGCAACAGAGATGATCGCATCGAGATAGACCTGTCGCATTCACACCTAGCGAAAGGCGCGCTGTGCGGTGACGGGCAGTGGCGGCAGATCGTGACGGTTGAGGATGCGCTGACCGGCGGCTGCAACCTGTTCGACATTGAGCAACTGCAGCTTGAATACAGTCCGGCGGAATATCAGAACCTGCTGATGTGTGATTTTGTCGATGATGAGGCCAGCGTTTTCCCGTTTGCCGAACTGCAGAGCTGCATGATCGACAGTCTAGAAGAGTGGGAAGATTTTAACCCGTACCTGCCGCGCCCGTTTGCATACCGACCGGTCTGGATCGGCTATGACCCGTCGCACACCGGCGACAGCGCAGGGTGTGCAGTTATCGCACCGCCGCTAGTTGCGGGCGGTAAATTCCGCGTGCTGGAGCGTCACCAGTGGCGGGGCATGGACTTTGCCGCGCAGGCAAAATCTATCGAGGATTTAACCAAAAAATACACCGTTGAATATATCGGCGTGGATGCCACCGGCATCGGCCAGGGCGTTTTCCAGCTGGTACGCCAGTTTTACCCGGCCGCGCGCGAGATCAAATACTCGCCGGAAGTGAAAACGGCAATGGTGCTGAAGGCGAAAGACACCATCAGCAGCGGGCGGCTTGAGTATGACGCCGGGGCGACGGATATCACACAGTCGTTTATGGCTATCCGCAAAACCATGACGGCCAGCGGCAACCGCTCAACCTACGAGGCGAGTCGAAGTGAAGAGGCCAGCCATGCTGACGTCGCATGGGCAATCATGCACGCCCTGTTAAACGAACCGCTTACCGCAGCCAGCGGCGGCGCTAATCCCTCAATTCTGGAATTTTACTGATGAACAAACGCAGAGGCCGCAAGGCTCAGACCGCCACCGCGCAGCCGGTACAGGCTACCGCACCGCAGCAGCACGCAGAGGCGTTTACTTTTGGCGATCCCACGCCAGTCATGGATAAGCGCGACATTCTTGATTATGCCGAGTGCATCGGTAACGGGCGCTGGTTTGAGCCGCCGGTCAGCTTTAGCGGCCTGGCTAAGAGCCTGCGCTCGGCCGTGCATCACAGCTCGCCGATTTACGTAAAGTGCAACATTCTGGCCTCGACGTTTAACCCGCACCCGATGATGAGCCAGCAGGAGTTCAGCAAGTTTGCGCTGGATTACCTGGTCTTCGGCAATGCCTTTGCCGAGCTGCGCCGCAATGGCCTGGGTAAGCCGCTGCGCCTTGAAACCACCCCGGCTAAATTTACCCGAAAGGGCGTTAAAGACGGCGTTTACTGGTTTGTAAATGACTGGAAAGAACCGCATGAATTTTCGGCCGGCAGTGTGTTTCACCTGCTGGAACCGGACATTAATCAGGAGCTTTACGGCCTGCCGGAATACCTCAGCGCGCTTAACTCCGCCTGGCTGAATGAGGCGGCGACGCTGTTCCGGCGCAAGTATTACCAGAACGGCGCGCACGCCGGTTACATCCTGTATATGACCGACGCGGCGCAGAGCAGCAGCGACGTTGACCGGATGCGTCAGGCGATGCGCGACACGAAAGGGATCGGCAACTTTCGCAACCTGTTTATGTACGCGCCGAACGGTAAGCCGGACGGCATCAAGATTCTGCCGCTCAGTGAAGTGGCGACGAAAGACGATTTCTTTAATATCAAGAAGGCCAGCCGCGACGACCTGTTAAGCGCTCACCGCGTGCCGCCGCAGATGATGGGGATTATCCCGGATAACTCCGGCGGATTCGGGGATGCGGTGAAAGCGGCGCAGGTGTTTGTGAGAAATGAGCTGACGCCGCTACAGGAGAGGATGAAAGAAATTAATATCTGGCTAGGAGATGAGGTTGTTTCATTTAAAAAATATGATTTCTAAATTAAAATAAGACAGTCTGAGTAGACACTCAGGCTGTCTTATCAGTACATCTCAGCAGCCTTTCTAATTTTGAAGGATAAATCTGCAACTTCTCTTGAAAGAGATTTATAATCCTCAGTGATTTGTTCTTGGCTTTTATTCGCTAAAAAGAATAGCTTTTCAGATGTTATAAAAAGTAAAGAAACCAAGTCAGATTGTCTGTCAATTAAGTTGCATTCCACCCAGCGGTCAATACTTTTTCTAGATAAGCTCATAAGCGGTTCTCTTTCCCATGGTTGCCGATTGACCGAATCTAGAACCATTCTCTGGGCATCAACTCTGTTAAGGAAATCGTACATAATCATCACCCGTCACTTTAGAATACTTGCCCATTCCAACATATTTGAAAAATATGGCCTTACTAATGATACATCATGCTCACTTAAATTGTCACCTCTACCTCTGGTGCATAAAATTCTCGCTCTTTCAAGGGTTTGATAAACCTCATTTGGCAAGGTAATACTTTTATCATCTAACATCAAAGCTGCATGCCTTGAAAATATTGGTTTTGTGTAGTGTTTTAAAGTATAGCAGATTGATATATTTCTTATGGCTAGAAATATGTTGGAAAGTTCAAACACGACAGAATTAGTGTGGTTATTTAATTCATCTATTGATTCACTCATTAGTGTGAAAAATTTATTAAAATCACTATCGTAAGATAAATAAGTATTGGGGCTGCCTATACTCTCTAGGAAGTTAACGTTATCATCACTGAACACGAGTTTAGATTCATAATGTAGATGCCAAGAAAAGGGATTGCCTTCACGCCAAAGTTCTTGAATCCTGTCATAGGTATAAACTGAATAGGCATCATGAACGAAATTACCTTCATCCTTATCAACCAACGCTAGTAGATCCACATCCGAGTCAGGAGTAACTTCCCCCCGAGTTACAGAACCAAAAGCATAAATATGCAAGTTACCTCCTACTTATCTTTTTTATTAGAATTGACATGAATAAGCCAAAAACTACAAGCCTCAAGAATAGCACTAGTGTCATGCCTCCTTTTGAATAGTTAGTTCCCTCAGCTACACTGAAAAATATTGAAGGTGATTTTAGAAGGCAGTCTATTACTAAATGGAAATCATTGGCATTCGGAAGGTTGTAAATTTCCCATGTTGATATGAAGGCCAAAATTATTAAAAAGGTTCTGAATAACTTAATTGCACTTTCGCCATTCCCCCAAATGAAATGTAAAGTGGAAAATACCCCCCACTCAGTAAACTTTTGGATTCTTATGAAGTCTGAATATTTGTTTCTATAATATTTATCGCTTGAGTGCCAACATTTTTTTAGGTGTGTTTTAGTAGCTTCGAGCTCTAATCTCATCGCTTTATTGACTTCAGGTGCATCCCCTTGTTGTTGAAAATTGGTACGGAGGGATCTTAGCACTTTAGCTCTTAAATTTTCTTCTCTTGGTAAACTATCAATGACATATGAAAGATCAAGAATTGTTCTTTCAAAAATTGAATAGTCAAGTTTGCAATCTACAAAACTTGAACCATTCAAATTACTTCCTGTAAACTTGCAGCCAGTGAAGTCGCAGCTGTCAAATACGCAATCTCTGAAGTAACAATTGTCAAAAATACAAAACCTGAAACTAACCCGAGTAAACTTAATTTTTTTTGCTACAGCCCGAACAAAAACAACGTTTTCAGCTTCTTCGCCATCCATTTTACGAATGAATTCAACATCTTCTTTTTTCTTTTTTCCGCTTTCGTTAAAAAGGACATCTGCCTTGCCCATCATCGTCCTCCCAAAGAGTGAGGCTTAACTGTGAAATAAATTATCGCAACGTTCATAAATGTATAGTTCTAAAAGTTTATAGGAATTTTACCTCTGAATTTAAACGAAGTGAGATAAGTGATGCAACACTTCTTTGGAATTCCACGAGCATTTCACGACCTCGCGCGCAATGCTATCCCCGCCACGCCTGCCCGCTTTATGCATCGCTTTTCATGCATGTGCATGTACAATCTCTGACCGCGCCAGCTCTGGCCTTACAAACGCTTAGCGATCCAATTTGGATCATGCGGATTCATGCAAGCATATGCACTTTGATGCAGAAGCAAAAAGCCACCTGAAAGGTGGCTAGTGAAGGGGAGGGAAGGAGGTCTTAATCATTCTGCCTGGCAATATATAGCGGCTTCGAAAACAGATGTATCGATTGTGCCAGCCATATCGCTGATCATCGAAAGTGCCATTTTTAATTCATCTTCTTTGCAATGTGCGATCAGCGATACGTCGGCAATGAACTGAATGCGTGCAACCGTTTCACTTAGATTATCTAGGTTCATCAAATGATTAACTCCTTCTAGTCAAAATATACTGTATGTATAAACAGTATCATGGCGACTTCAAATCGTAAAGAATCGTGCGGCTCAGATTAGTCCGACTGCCGTTTTATTAATCAGGCAGCTGTATGCCTCTTTTTCTCGCGAGCGCAATGAAGCGCTTTAATGGAGTGGGATTTTTGCGCCGTCTATGGAAGAGGTAGCCGCTTGTACCGCTCCAGTAAGAAAGCTCCCCAACCTTGATGGTATGGCCTTTCATCATGTGGACAGCTTCACCGTCGGATAGTGTTAGCCTGGAGATTTCAAAGAAACTCTTTTTCAAAGCCTCACGTTCTTTGTACTGGCTCAGTTCTGAGCGATATTTGTCCGGCTCAAGTTGCTCCTGCGCTGGCTTTTCTCTTAATCGCTTAAGAATCCTTCTACGTTCGGCCCGAGTAGGGGGCTTAGAGAAATCGATAGCAGCTTCAGAGTCTGTTGGCTCCGTACAGTTATTGACAGAACTCCGAGAGGACGCGGACGCGTCCTTAAATTCCAAACCCAAATCAACGGCACGTTTCGGAACAATTTTCCACTGCATCAGGCGGGTTAAGATCGGCGTTTCGTCGCCAACTTCAGTTGCGTAAACGCCCTTGATGCGCACGGTTTCCTCACCGTATTCATTAAAGTCTTCGCTTGCCTGATACCAGGTGCGCACAGCCAGCTCGTCGCGGCGCACGAACGGGCCTCCCTGCGCGTTAACATATCCAGCCCAGTCTCCTGCATCGGCTGCGTCATGCGCGGCGGCAAACTCAACGCTCAGGCCGTGCGCGGTTTCGCTGTCAGCCATGCGGCGCAGTTCTCGGTAAACCGTGACCGGCGCGCCGCCTACAAACTGGAATTGCCGGATATGCCAGCGTGCCGCCCATGCGGAAACGGCCGAGGCGGTTTCCTTAAGGTCTTTGCCGCTTTCTTCGTCCGTCTCGCCGTCAAGCGCGTAGCCATCGATATTCTTGGAAATGTATTTAGCAACGTAACCCGTTGCGCTGCCTTTCTCCGGGTCGATAGCCTCGGCGTGAAAACGGGCCTTGCGGGCCTTGTCGGTCGTAAGCTCGTTGCCGTCTTCCTGCCAGGCGTAGTCGCGCATAATCTCGCGCACGCGCTCAGCCTGTTCCGGGCGCATAAACATCAGCATGTGCCAGTGTGGGGTCGCGTCGTGATGAGGCTCGGCAACACGGATTCCGAAGATGCGGATTTCTTCGCGTTGCAACTTGGCGCGAATTTTCTGCCAGACACTGCAGAGATAACGCTGCGTGTCGGCCGGGCTGGCACCGTTCCATTTTCGGTTACGATGCCCGGTTTTGATTGTGGCGTGATAGCGCGCGGGGGCGGTCAGCGTGTAGAACTCGCCGATAAAGCCCATCTCGTTGCAGATGTTTTCGAAGCCGCGAATGCGGGTCATCAGCTCGCAGCGGCGAATCGCCGGATTGGCCACGCTGCCGTCGTATTTCTCGATCAGGCTGATGCGGTTGCCTTCTTCGTCTTCCAGCTCCATTCCCTTCAGAAACTCACGGGTGCGGCGCTTCTGCTCACGCCACTCAGATACGGTCATGCTGCTGGCATAGGGGGTATGCTTTTTGCTGACGTTTGCCAGTGCGATTTGGAGATGTTCACGCCATGATGCGGCGACACGACGCAGCCTGCCTTTCCACCACTTTTCCGTCTGCATACGCAGGATTGCCGGAGTAACTTCCTCCGGGTCAAAAAGGCGCGATGTGACCTTTTCCCACAGTGGAGGCGTCTGGCTCAGCTCGCGGGTGATGGTGGCGGCGGTCATGTAAACACGGTGCGTGTATTTGTAATCTGACTCGTCGCTGGCCCGCGCGTGTGCCTGTACCAGCTCGGCGAGGATGAAATTAGCAACATCCCCGGCCAGTAGATCGACGTCGGCGCGCGCCATGTCAGGCAGTCGGTTGAAGCGGCGCATCAGATTGAAAAGCTGACCACCTGCTATAGCCGTATTGTCACGCTCAGTGGCGTTACCGCCGAGTAAATTCAATGTGCTCCCCTTCATTACGCCGACACGATATTGAGCGTTAACGGTTTCAACTCGTGGCAATGTGCGCTCAACAAATGTCTTTACTAAGTACGCATTGGCGCGGGCTGTTCCCTGCGTCTTTTCCAGATCGCTGATGCGGCGTTTAACGTCGAGTTGTATCAGAGCAGGCTGCATAACGAGCAACTCCTGCGCACGCACTAAAGCCGCAATCATCTGACTGCGGCTGTGCATTTCCTCATAGGTGGGATAGGGGCTGGCGATGGCTTCCCGTGGAGCATTCCACGGGTAAGCAAATTCCTCATGCATCAGGAATTACCCTGCCGGTGTTTACTGCGATGTTCCTCAATTTCCTGGCAGGAAACGCAGCGAGTTACACCCAGATATGCGCGCCGGCGCTTTTCAGGAATTGGGGAATCACAGTCTTCACAAAATGAGGCGCTTACAGCAGGCGCGCGATTGACGATATTCGCAATGTTGCGAGCCAGCATTTCGTCGGTGCGCTGCTGTACGATGTCCATTGAGTCAGCCATTAATGCGCCTCCTCAATCTGAGCATGGATTTTTTCCGCTTCCTGATTAAGCAGCTCGGCTGCTTCGATGTGTGTCATTCCATCACTACGGATTTTCCATGCCAATACATTGAGGCGTGAGGCCATAAGTTCTGCACGAGCAAGACGCTCTTCGCGACGCGCATCATTCAGCATCATATCGAGTTCGATATAAGAATCAGGCTTAGTGGTACGAGGTAATTTATTCAGCATGTGATTTCCTTGTATTCAGGCAAAGCGAATCCCGGCGGGTTTACGCCAATAAATCGCTTTGGGTTATTTAGTTCGAAAGAGTCATATGTTTGGGGAAAAAACTCACAACGACTTTCAGGTGGTTCATTGCGCGAATCAGTGCGTTTCTTTCTTCGTTAGTGAGATCAGTAAAATTGGCTGAGTGCCGGTCTTTGCCGATATTCGCCAGGAAAAAAATAGCGCTTAACGCTCGCTTGTTATCCTGATAATTGTTGTCAGTCACATCGCGCATTTCAGCAATAAAACGGGCCACATCTTTTTCGCAATTACCGCCCATCAGTTGCGCACGAAGCAGTGCAACATGATTCAGCGCGGCAACACGTTGACCGGCTGTCAGTTCGACCAACATGGAATCGCCTTCGATAGCCATGATTTGCCCCTTTTAGGTAATGCTTGTACTTTTACTTCTGAAGCTAACGACGTTGCTGGATTCCAGCGCTTACCGTTTTCTCCCATGATCCAGCCGTGCCCGTATGACATGGATGGGCTTTGGCGTGTGAGTCTTGCTGCCAATGAGATCATGATTCCCCCTCAACTCATACCAAATGATGCACCAATGCCGCTGATAGCATCGACAGTTGAGGATAAAGCCGGATTAGCCTGAATACGCGCCTGTACTGCCATTGCGGCCAAGGTTAAGCAGCGAATACCGCTATTAACGTTTTGCAAAAGGCCGTGTTTGCTGCTGGCGGTCATTGGTGCTGTAGAAATCGCACCTGCTGCCAACTGGCCGACTTCTGCAGTAGCTTTCATGACATACAGAGGAAATTTTTCATCAGCGACTTCGTTTACCGGCACACAGGGGAGGCACTGGATTTGCGCCAGCAGGCCATCAACTAACGTTGCATCCTCAGTGACATCGGTAAGGGCTAAAACCTCTAAGACGGTAAGTTGATGTGGCTGGTCTGGATTCAACTTATTACGCAGCGTTTGCGCACGCATGCCGGACTGCTTAGCGACGTCTTCCATGTTGTGAGCTAACGCGAATTTGCGACAGGCATCGTCGTAACGGGTATGGGTAGAAACCTTGAAATCAAACATGCTCAGATCCTTCTTAACTTGCAAAATCAAGTTATGGTTTGATGTAGCGGCATTTGATTGCCTGCTGGCGGTTCTTTTCACGCCATGCAGCAACATTGATAAGCGGATTGCCATGTTTCGTCATGGTGGTTTCTACCACTTCGCCTGTCTTACGATTAGTGCGGTTCTGTGTGTAGGTGAAAGATGGGGTAGGGGCGAGCAGCACAACCCCGTTAGCAATCCATTTCTCCAGCACCGACAGGCTAATGCGGTTGGCTGTAGCAAAGTCCTGCTTAGACATTGTTGGGGATGTGGCGAGCGTGACGGCTTTGTTTACGGCGTCGTTTACTGCTTCGCTGATGGCTGGCATCAAAATCGCTGCGACATTGGCAATAAAATCTTGAGATTGCACTAAGTCAAATGCGTTCTGACTGTTTGCATTTTCAGTATGCATAACGCAGTATCTCCTGTTAGTTGAACGTGTTCTACGGTGTTGCATATGGTGTGCTAACACTTTAGATCCGTTTTTCTTATCTGTAAATAAGAAAATAAAATCTAGGGTTAAAGGATGCGCATTGAAAAAGCTGTTGGGCCTGAAGTTTTAGAGCGAATGCTTTCTGCATACGGCTTCAGTATGCAAAAGGAGCTGGCCGAGCATCTGGGTATAGCTAAAAGCAATGTTGCTGGCTGGGTGCAACGCGGGCAGGTTCCGGGTAATGCTATTGTGCAGTGCGCTTTAGATACTGGCGCTGATCTTAATTGGTTAGTAACAGGCGAACTTGAAAAAGCAAACTCTGTGCCTGAACTGCCTAACCTGACTGGTAAAGCTGTCTACGATGAAGTTTTGGCTAATGGTGGTAAACCTGTTCTTCGCCGTATCCTTGATGCATATGGATTTACACAGCAAAAGCAACTTTGTGAATTATTGGATATTTCATCAGGGACGGTCAGTACTTGGGTAAGGCGGAATTATTTTCCTGGTGATGTTGTTGTCACGTGTGCAATCGATACTGGTGTGTCTCTTAGATGGTTAGCAACCGGGAAAGGGAATTTAAACAAGGAACAAATTTCTATTGATGCTGTAAATGAAATCCCACGTAAGGTTTTAACATCTGGAGTTCTAAGTGACTCTGGAAGTTGGACTGTTGATCTTAGCTTTATTAAGCATTCCTTCAAACAGCCAGTTTTTATATCCAGCAACTATGCTTCTTGGATTGTTGATATGAATATCACAGATATAAGCAACGGAAAATGGCTTCTAGGTATTGATGATAAATACGACGTTTACGATATAACAGTCTTACCAGGCCGTAAAATTGAGGTTGTTAAAACTAATAATTTTATATGCGGAATCGATGAAGTAAAGGCTGTGGGTAAAGTAATTATTACCTTAGTAACTGACTGATGTGGCGTATATCAGTGTTTTTTTGTTTTTTGAAGGAATTACTATGAGGCGGGAGTCTTTAGATTTTGAATGTTTAGTTAAAGAAATATTCCAACACTTATCTTGTGATTTAAAAAGTGATTGGAATGATAAGTTTGATATGGTTTTTGATTGGAATGATTCTGAGTACGTTTCCGAGATAAAATATTATCGAACAATTAGGGCGCAGGTTTCTCTTATTAATCGTGCTATTTTTCAATTTAAGAGAATTAAAGATGCTCGGCAGGATTTTATTGATGATGGCGTTGGTGGGCTATTGATTATTTCATCATATCTTGAGTCAGGGTTAAAGAATGTTATAGAAAATGAAGAGGACATTGTAATTGTTGATTTGTATGATCTTCTGGCATTAACATCTGAATTACCCGAACATAGAGAGAAGCTAATAAAATTACTTGAGATTCCTGACGGGTTGATTGATGCAAATAAAGGAAGGGATTTAGAAGAAATATTTGCTCGAGAAGATAGTTTTCATGACAGGGTTTATCGCTCTGTACCTGTTGAAGATGACCCTCAAAATAATGAGCAGTTGATATCCAGATTGTTAGACCTACCTGCTGGTAAAAAACATTGGAAGAGTTATGAGACTTTAATGATTGAAATACTAAAGTTCCTTTTTGAGGATGATTTAAAAGGATGGTATACGCAATATGAAAGTGAGAATAAATTAAACAGATATGATTGTGTTTGCGGAATAAAGAAAACCACAGAGTTTTGGTCGTTATTAATTGAACAGTTAAAGTCTAATTATTTATTAATCGAATTTAAAAACTATAGTGATGAGATCACTCAGGGTGAAGTGTTGACCACTGAGAAGTATCTATTTGAAAATGCTTTTAGAAAAGTCGCTTTGATATTTTGTAGGAAAGGGGCTAATCACTCAGCGTTGCAAATGTGCATGGGGGCTATGAGAGAAAGTGGGCGTCTTATACTTGTTCTCGATGATAAAGATGTTGTCGAGATGATTCATAGTAAAGAAAATGGGAGTGATCCATCTGATTTTTTGCATCAAAAAGTCGATGATTTTCTGATGAGATTATCCAGATAAAGACTATCAAAATAATAATAAATGGTTTGCAACTCTAAGTGGCGCTATTCAATTTAAAAGTATAATTGAATGCAGGAGAAGAATTTCAATGGTTTGGTTTCTAGCAAGTATAACCGAAGTTTTACAACTGATGAAGTCAATTCCTATAGCATTTATCGGTGCAGCTTTTGGGATCTACTTTTCATATATGAAGTTAACTTCAAAAATAACTTATTCATTTTCAGTGTCCCCTAGGTTTTATGGTGACAAGCTGACCGATTTTGTCTTTCAAAATCGACGCGATAGGACTTATGTTATCCAGAAGGTTTTCTGCAAATATGCTGATGGTGAAATTTCAAGGTTGAAGGATTTTCATCCACCATTAATATTGAAACCTTATGAGGCTATTGTAGTAGAATTTGAAGATGTCAGCGAGTGGCAGAGTCTAGATGGTATCGCTTATAAGCCTAATCATATGGACTCATTCGAAATTTTCGCCTTTACTCATGGTAAAGGTGTTATCAAATGCAAAAGAGAATATAAATCTAAATACAAAGAATATACAGTAAAGCCATTTACATCAAGTTTTGATGACCTTATATTGCAGGGAGATATGTTTTTTGTTCTCGCCGGCTGGCAGGGGAAAAAATCCGTTAAGATTGTTTTCTATCGTTCAGGCTTTCTTGACGGCTCAGAAAATTTTGGTGGGTATAACTATATAGATATTAAAGATTCACCATGTATTAAACTTGAGGATATAACCAAGGTTGTTTTTAAAAAAGGTTTTGATAAACAATGGGACTTCTTCAGAATTTATAGCGTTGAAAACTACAAACTAAATGTAGTTTTCACTCATCGCTCGAAAGATAACAATGAAGGTTAATATCGAAATGTCAAAGGTTAACGATCTTGTTATTCTTAGATAATATGACAGTTGCTTCATTTTTAGGGATAGTTAGTTGATTTACATCGACGATGCGATGATAGTTTTTTATTTTTAACGTTGTTTTAAATGAAAAGGAAATGTTTCTTCCTAATAGAATAGTTATTCCACTATTTTAAAAATGCAAATGCTAGTGCTAATCTTTTAAAAAAAGGGAGTTTGTCAATTAAAATGAAAAGTTTCACAGATTCAGTCCTCTTGAGAGCTCGATGGGACATTATAAATGAAATAAAAAAGAACTCGAACAACATGGGCATAGTTTTTCAAGAGGCCCAATGTGTTTTTCAGTTGGCAACCTTGAATTTATCAGTGTCGCGCTTCCAGTGGCAGGAGCTGTAGCTGGGGCACTAGCTACCATTATTGTTGCCTGCGTTAGCCGTGGTAAGAAGATACGTGTGGTTTTTGAAGGCGATAAGGTTAAAGAGATTGATGCTTCAAATTATAAACAAGAAGAAATAATTGAGATGATTAAGGAAGTCAAAAGAATTGACATCTGTGATTAGAAGTCGCTAAAGAAAGTTGCAGCCATTTTATCGCCAATATATGATTTAAGTGGCTGTTTTTAATGATATAAAATAGTATTCGGTCTTTTTTTGTTTGTGTGTAACGTTCAGAAACTAACCAGAGTGCCTCAAGAAGATAAATTACTGGAGAGGGTAAGAGATTATCGCGTCCCGCACTTGTCCTCTGGAAGCTGCCGCAACAAACCGAAGATATAGACGCCTGCATTTTCGGGCGTGAATTATTTACCCAACCAGCGTCCGGCCTGTGCAGACTCAATTAACAGACGAATAGTCAGCGGATCGTGCGGCGCGGTGAAATCTTCCGGGAAATATTCGGCAAACGTGATAGTACTGGGATTAATGCCAAATGTTTCAGCATACCGCTCTAGCAATTCATACGCGTCAAGAGGATCCATGCGAAAGTCATTGTTCAGATCGGTATCCCGCTCAAGCTTATAACGTCTTAACGTAAACAAACTTCTGCCGTTATAATCTTCAACCAGCGCAAATACAGCTTTCTCTATATCCTCGTTTACCATATCTTGTCTTCCTTATGAGCAAGAAGGTTATATTTTGCCGTAGTTTTCCAGCCAATTTCTGCCACATCAGCGGCCATAATTACCCAGCCTAAAACCGGGATTGTACGACCGACGAACGTCCCCAGCTTGTGAGTCATTAACATTTTAATTTGAAGAGGGTTTTTAGGGTTCTGTATCCACGTGGGTAATCTGAATGGAAGACGGTAATCCCGTAACAGCTTTCGAGAATAGACCGAAGCATAAGAGGTGCCTTTCCATGCTCCGTTTAGCTTACCGGATACGTCAATCGTATTTTGTCCCGAGTAAATCGCAACCAGAGCGATGATATCCTTTGTACCGCTGAAGTGCTCTGCAGTCACATCAATCATTATCCAGAAATAAAGCTCTCCTGCAGAAAGGTTAGTAAGTCCGCCATAGAAGTAAGTTCCGTTTAACTGCTCCGTTGTATCCATACCATTCCCTTAAATGGGTACTGTAATGGTCAAAACTGTATCACATCAATTCCGGTCACTGCCAGATGCTGGCTGGCGCTATCTGATGCATTTTGCGACTCTCAAAGCCATAGTTGTCGCTCCGCTGGTATCAAACGATCACGATGCGCACGCTCGGGTCGTTGACGCAGCATGATCTATGCATCTTATTCCTCAGCCCACAGTAGCTAGCATCGCAATGGCGGATCACTTGATGCATGCTTTAACTGCAGTTTTACTAACTTTCATCTCATCATTGCTACTATGGCAGGATTTGCCAGCGAGAAGAAAAAGCAAAGAGTCTGTCAATATATAAAGGTCAACACGCCTCATTACAGATATTTAGTTATTGCGAAACCAATAGGTTGATTTGTGAAAAAAGTAAATATAAGTTATGGGGTGCTCTATGGCTGAATTACAGGATGTTTACTTATGAAATCTTTCATTCATATAGGTTTTTGAAATTGAAGGTAAACATCAAAAAATATTGGGTGCAGGCTATGTATAACAGCGAAGGGAAAATTGCTGATGCTCTATATGAGATTCTGAATAAATGAAGCGTACTATTTTATGGCTGATTCAGTCTTTTTTCTATTTAGTCCCTGCTGCAGTTATTGTGGCTGGCGTGTATATCTTCATCTGCTTTGTTCCGCAGTATGCAGCACTTCTTTGTTTTGCATGGGTTATCGTAGTTTCTTATGTGTATATTAAATTTAACAGATGGTATTGATAAAATCCTGACATATTAGTGAGCTTAAAATTTGAGTGGAAAAGCGAACGCAAAATAACCCTACTAGCTTAAGGTGCCCGGCCTCACCCCAAAACCCACTTCCCTCTGCAAAATCTGCAAAAGCAGAAACAACCCTGCCAGCCTCGCACCCAAAGCTTACCTGTCATATTGTCATCACCGCGGTTTGGCTTATCCTTAAAGCTTCAATCAAAAGGAGCATCGTTTATGAAAGCGGCAATTGCTAACAGTGAACACAAGGTTGAAGTGGTTGAGAAGACGCTGCGTCCTCTCAAAA